TATACAATTTTAAAATTAGAACCTTTAATTTCTTTCAACTAAAAATAAGTTTTAATTTACCAAAATGGTTGAATTGGCCTTTTTTTCATGATAAATTAGGGCGGTATTTGTATATCAAATACTATAACAGGAGAAACAAAATTATGGCACTGACAGAATTTGGCAAAGTAGTAAGAAAAGCAAGAATAGACATTGGCTATACGCTATTGACTATGTCTAAAGAGCTTGAAACAACACCTGCTTACCTTAGTGGCCTAGAAACAGGATTAAAAAAGATCCCTAAAAATTGGGTTGAAAAAATATCTAACTTTTTCAAATCCAAAAATCACGAAATAAATAATTTGCAAGAATTAGCTGATGTGTCAAATGAAAATGTCAATATTAGTGGTTTGTCTTTGCAACAACAGATGTTAATTGCAGGTTTTGCTAGATCCCCATTTAATGCTGAGGAACTAAAGCGATTAGCTAAATTATTTGAAGATATTAATAAAAAAAGGATTGATTAAATGATTGAAAAGTACCAAATGCGTGGAAATCGAGTTGAACCAATGGAAGTTGATGATATAAAAATAAAAGCAATTAACTCTTGCAAGGTCTTTAAGCTTTCAAAAGAAATGAAAATTAATTTTGATGCTGTATTTGAAAACTTAGCTTTATATGGAATAACATTACAAGTAATTTCGGATAAAGACTGGTTAGGTGTCACTGAGGGGCATTGTGATCCTAACGATTTTACCATTAGTATACCAAATAAAACTTATGTGGCAGCCTCTAAAGGGAAAAGAGAAGCTTTATTTACTATTTTCCATGAGATGGGGCATATTTTATTAGGACATAAGGCTATTTTACACCATTCTCAACATCAACCAACTTATAAAGAAGATGCTGAATGGCAAGCTGATTTATTTGCTTCAACTATATTATTAGAAATTGGAATTGAACGTCAATATTCGTTTGATTTCGAAGTGTAAAAAGCACTTATTTACGGTAAGTGCTTTTTATTTTGGGTGTTAGTTACATATTTTACGGATATGACTAACTTGTTAACAACCATAAGAACATTTGGGTGTCTAATGGAACTTTTGAAAAAGCGAATAGATTATACTTATTATTTTCTATTAAGCAATAGTTTATTTGTGCTCTAAATGTTCTCCTTTTGATAGGAGATATCGCATGAGTGATTTTATTTGTCCTCGCTGTGGTAATGCTTGTGGGTATACATTTGCTAGATATATAGTCAAAAATGGCAAGACTATTTATCCTAAAAAGGCAAAAGCTTTTCGTATACCACAGTGTGAATGCGCTAATAAAACAGCCGCTTAACACTTAATAAAGTCGTCACTTAATTGTGACGACTTTTTTTAGTTATTCTTATAGAAAAGCAGAATTTAATCTGCCCCCGTTCAAATTACATTTCAAGTAAGTAAGATCATAATAACCTCATACATTAATTTAATTATGAGGTTTTTATGGAACACCCTATCAAAAAATTATCCCAAGTACGCCTTCTCAAATGGTATTTAGTTGCTATTACTTTATTTGCAATTATTACGTTACTCTCGCCTCAGCAATTACCAGTTGTTGCTTATAAGTTGGCTTTAGTCTTGCTTTCTGCTGTGATTGGTTACCACCTAGACCGTGCACTTTTCCCTTATGCATCTCCTGGAGGTTATTTATATAACGATTGGAAAGAGTTTGGTCCTGATTTTTATACTCAGCAATATATTGAATCTTTAGAAAACAATGAACGACCAGAGGCAATGGATTCCAAAATGTGTGCGGAATACCCTGTTCTTGATGAGTATCGAAACCTATTTGCGGTTGTTCTGATTCGTCGGGCGTTGATTGTTTCCGCTGTGATTCTTGGTGTAACTCTTGGATTATAACCATGCGTTATTTAACTTTAATTATTGTGTTTATGCTGTTTAGTTGTCATTTAGCGCCTGCTATAGCAGGTGTACCAAATGATGCTAAGCAACATCAACGGGAACTGACACGTAATGCACGAGCCATATTTGGTCTTGATGCACCCATTGCATTATTTGCGGCGCAAATTCACCAAGAATCACGTTGGAACGTCAATGCTAAATCACATGTAGGTGCACAGGGTCTTGCTCAGTTTATGCCAGCAACGGCGGATTGGATTGCTGGAGCGTACCCAAAAACACTGAGCAGCAATGAACCTTATAATCCGTCTTGGGCACTACGTGCTTTAGTTCAATATGATTATTGGTTATATCAGCGTATTAATAAAACTGCTAGCGATTGTGATAGATGGGGATTCACTTTGTCTGCCTATAACGGCGGGCTTGGCTGGGTAAATCGTGATCGTCAGCGAGCAAAACGAGAATACCAAGATGCAACACACTATTGGGGCGTTGTTGAAAATATTAATGGTGGTCGTAAAAGCATTAATTTTAAAGAAAACCGTGATTATCCAATTCGTATTATCTACCGTTGGCAACCTGTTTATATAAATGAAAATTGGGGAGTCGGGGTTTGTGATGATTAGGATACTTACATTCATATCTCATGTTTTGAAGAAAAACAAAAGTACTATTTTTGTAATTATTGTTTTCCTATTCGCTACCAGTAGTGCATTTTTTATGGGATTACATGAAGGAAAAATACAAGCAAAAATTGAGTATACAAACCAACAGTTAAAGGAATCGACTAAAACATTTAATCAATTTATTGCATCTACACAACAACTAATTAATTCAGCTAATGACGCCAGTAACCATTTAGCAAAACAAGTTATTGAAAGGAAAAATGACGATGAGCAATCAACTCAGATATTACTTAAATTACTTGCTTCACAATCAAATGTGGATGGTGATTGTGTGTTTAATAATGACATCATGCACATTATCAAACAAGCAAGAAATAAAGCCATTAGTGCAACAGCAAATGGTTTTACCAGCGGCGATATCAACTCCTTGCGATATTCCAATAGAAATGAGAAATAACTCAGGATCTGCAGCAATAGAAGCATTGAAGATTTTATATAACCAATATGCAATTTGCGCAGGGAAATTGATTGAAGTTTTAAATTATGTCAACGAGGTAAACAATGGACAACGCTGATTTAGCAACAACAGCCGAAATGGAAGCACTAGACCGTGCGCTAGCGAAACATCAAGCAAAAACGGAAGTATCACGCTTATATTGTCGAATCTGTGAAGAGCCGATAGCTGAAGAACGTCGAAAAGCATTAGTGACTGATTTATGTATTGAATGTGCTTCGATAGAAGAAAAAAGGAATAAACGATGAATTTTAACGAACTTACATTTAATTGGCAGTTTTTGCAATGGGTTGTAATGGCGGTTGTAGGAGTGTACTCATGGCTAATTGGTCGTCAATCGGCTAGTCAAAAAGAATTATTAGATTTACGTATTCGAGTAACACAAGTTGAGGAGACGGTTAAATCACTGCCGACTCAGCATCAGGTAACCAAATTGATTGAAAAATTAAGTAGCAACGAAGCTACTTTAAATCAGCTATCTGATCGGCTTTCAGGATTATCTCGTCAATTAGATAACATTAACCAATTTTTATTAAAGAACAAGTGAGGAATTATGAGTTACGCTGAATTTTTGAAAGAAGATCAACGTTTGGTTATTTTGCGTATCTTATATGAAATGCCAAGTTATAGCAGTAATTCTAGCATTATCTATAGTGCGTTAGATCACTATGGTCACGCTATTAGCCGAGACCAAGTTAAAACCCATTTAAGTTGGCTTGGACAACAAGACTTAATTAAAACCGAAACAATCGGTAGTGTTATTGTTGCTCGTTTAACTGATTTTGGTGCTGATGTGGCCACTGGTAAAGTTGTTGTGCCTGGTGTAAAACGTCCAAGCGCAGGAGCGTAATTATGGGACGTAAATCAACGATCCACAAACTAGAGCCTGAGGTACGTAATTATATTGAGAAACTACTACGAGCAGATCAACTTACACTAGATGAAATGATTGCCGAACTGCAACAAACGTTTCCAAGTACTGATACGCCAAGCCGTTCTAGTCTTCACCGTTATCAAAAAGGTTTTAATGAAATGACCAATAGCTTACGTGAAATTGAAACAGCATCACGTATTTTGGTTGATGAATTGGGTGATAGTGTTGATGACAAATCAGGAGCACTACTTGCACAAGCAGTCACAACGTTAGCAACACGTGCCGCATTTAAAGCACATGAATCAGAAGATATCACAATCAAAGAAATTAGTTTTTTAGCAAAAGCCGCTAAAGAAGCCATGCAAGCACGTCAATTAAGTTTTAAAGAGCGGCAGGAAATCGAAAAAGCCGCACGTGAAAAGTTATTGCGTGAACAAAAAGAAAAACTGGATGAGCTAGAAAAAACAGGCGAAGTACCAGCTGAAATGTTAGCTAAAGTAATTAAAGCGGCGTATGACTTATGACAGTAAAAAATGAACCAGCCTTAAAACTCTATGACTATCAAAAACAGTGGGTAAACGACACTAGCCGTTTTGCTATTGCTATGTTCTCTCGGCAATGCGGTAAAACCTTTACCAGTACATTACAAATTGTGCTCGACTGTTTGCGAGCTGAAGCACACGGAAAACGTGCGCGTTGGGTTATTTTATCACGGGGTGAACGTCAAGCACGTGAAGCCATGAATGAGGGTGTTAAAGTTCATCTTCGTGCAATGTCCGCGGGCTTTAAAGAACTCGATTATGATTGGGATGCTAATATTCGGGCATTAGAAGTTGAATTACCTGGTGGCAGTAAAATTACTGCTTTACCTGCCAATCCAGATACTGCCCGTGGTTTTAGTGCTAGTGTGCTACTGGATGAATTTGCCTTTCACCAAGATAGTCGGGCAATTTGGAAAGCATTGTTTCCTGTTATCTCAAAGCCCGGTTTAAAACTGCGTGTGATTAGCACACCAAATGGCAAAGGCAATAAATTTTATGAGCTGATGACAGGTAAAGATGATGGTTGGTCACGTCATTCAGCGGATATTTATCAATGTGTAGCAGATGGTTTACCGCGTAATATTGAAGAGTTGCGACGAGGTGCCGGTGACGACGATTTATGGGCGCAAGAGTTCGAGCTTAAGTGGTTAGATGAAGCAAGTAGTTGGCTGGATTTTGATTTAATTACTAGCGTTGAAGATGAAAAAGCAGGAGTTCCTCAACATTATACGGGCAATCCATGTTTTGTTGGCGTTGATATTGCTGCACGTAATGACTTATTTGTCATTTGGGTTATTGAGCAAGTCGGTGATGTGCTTTGGACTCGTGAAATTATTGAACGCAAACGTATTTCATTTGCTGAGCAAGATTATTTACTTAATGAGGTTTTTCGTCGTTATCGTGTTATTCGTATCTGTATGGACCAAACTGGCATGGGTGAAAAACCGGTGGAGGATGCTAAACGACGTTATGGCGAAATGGTTGTTGAAGGTGTGCTATTTACGGCTCCTAATAAATTAACATTAGCAACACAAGGTAAACAAGCCTTTCAAGATAGAAAAATTCGTATTCCCGCTGGCAATAATGCCCTTCGTGCCGATTTGCATAAGTTGAAAAAAGTGACTGGAGCAACGGGGCAACCGCGTTTTGTTGCTGATTCTGATAGTAATGGTCATGCTGATCGAACTTGGGCTGCCTTTCTTGCAATTAATGCAGCTAGCCAAGATGGGTATGAAATTGAATACCAATCACTAGGCGTTCGTGATTCTTACCGTTCATTGAATCAATATTCGAGTAGCTCAGAACTGGAAACAACCGATACAGGCTTTGGCACGGTACGGGGCGGTAACGATTTTGGAGGATTTATTTAATGTTATGGTTTAAAGGCAAAAAGCCACATGTTGAAACAGGACGAGAGCTGGCAGGCACAGGTGAAAATAATGATATTACTAAATTATATGTTGGTTTGCTAGCGCAGCCAGATGATAGTGTTCTTCGTAATCGGGGTGGTGGTCGTTTAGATATTTACAAAGAAGTTTTAAATGATGATGAAGTGAAATCGGCATTTACTCAGCGCCAAGATGCTGTTATATCTCGTGAGTGGAAAGTGGAACCCGGAGGCGATAAACCAATTGATACCGAAGCTGCTGAAGCTATGAGTGAGTTACTGAAGTCAGTGGGATTTGACCGTGTAACTAAGTTAATGCACTACGGAGTTTTTTACGGTTATGCTGTGGCGGAGTTAATTTATGGCATCAAAGATAATCTATATTGGATTGACGATATCAAAATTCGTGATCGGCGTCGTTTTCGGTTTACTCCAATGGGTGAACTGCGCTTATTAACGCCCAATAATATGCATGAAGGTGTTGCTTGTGATGCACCGTACTTTTGGCATTATGCAACTGGTGCCGATCATGATGATGAACCCTACGGCTTAGGCTTAGCGCACTGGCTTTACTGGCCAAGCTTTTTTAAACGCAATGATATTAAGTTTTGGCTGATTTTCCTAGAAAAATTTGGCATGCCAACGGCGGTAGGCAAATATGGCACAGGTGCAACACCAGAACAGAAACGTGATCTATTGTCGTTAACTCGTGCCATTCAAACCGATTCAGGCATTATTATTCCTGAGAGCATGACTTTAGATTTATTACAAATAGCACGTTCTGGTGCGGGTGATTACAAAGCATTCTATGACTCAATGAACGAAGCAATCAGGCGTGTGACAGTCGGACAAATTACATCATCTGGTGGTGCCTCAAGCTCAATTGGCGGTGATGAGTCATTGCAAGCTGCGGTACTAACATCAATTGCTAAATCAGATTCTGATGTAATGTGCGAGTCATGGAATCGAGGTCCTGGTACCTGGTTTACACAGATGAATTTTCCTGGTGCTGCTGTTCCTCAAGTTTCCCGCATTTTTGATGAGCCGGATGATCTAAAATCAATGTCAGAGCGTGATAAAAATATCATTGAATCAACTGGCTTCCGTCCAACATTGGCTTATGTTCAAGATACATATGGTGGGGAGTGGGAAGAAAAACCGCAACAGCAAGAACAAGTTGATGAAACGATTAAAACAGTAAAAACGGCTGAATTTGCTGAAGCACAAAAGCAAAATAATTTTGCGTCAGTACTGCAATCACAACGTTTAAACGCTGAAATGCAGCCCGTTACTGATAAATGGATTAATCAAATTAAAGAACTGGTTGATAGCGTACAATCGTTAGCAGAATTGCGTGATAAGTTATTTGAATTAATTCCAGATATGCAATTAGATGATTATGCAAAAGTCATGGCTGACGCATTAACAGCAGCTAATTTAGCGGGTCGCACAGAACTACTTGAGGATAGCAAAAATGGTTAATGTGGCATATGGCTCGTTGCCATTTAAAGAGCAAATTGAGTTTTTCCGGCGTAAAGCAAATGTGCCCACAAACAGCTATGTAGATATCTACAATAATGAGCATGATTATGCTTTTGTTGTGGCGGGTGCTAATCGTAATGCATTACTAAATGATTTTCGTGCAGCAATTGATAAAGCAATTAGCCAAGGCACAACACTGGATGAGTTCCGTAAAGACTTTGCTGAGATAGTTGAACGTCATGGTTGGAGTTATAACGGCGGTTTTAACTGGCGTACTCGTATCATCTATGAAACAAATTTAAACAGTTCTTATCAAGCTGGGCGCTATCAACAATTACGTGATTCTAAATTTCCATACCTAGAATACTTACATAGTGATTATGTTGAACACCCTAGAGAACTTCATCAAAGTTGGGATCATCTGGTATTAGATTTTAATGATCCTTGGTGGAATACTCACTTTCCACCCAATGGCTATGGTTGTCAGTGCCGCGTTCGTGGGCGTACTAAAGGTGATCTAAAAAGAATGGGAAAAAATCAACCTGACAAAGCACCAACAATAAATTGGGTTGATAGAGTAATTGGGGAAAATAGTGGTAATCCTAGAATAGTTCGAGTACCTGAGGGAGTTGACCCTAGTTTTGAACATATACCAGGGCAATCAAGGCTTGAGCACTTTGTACCAGAACCTCTTGATGATGCGCTCGTAACTGCTGCTGAAAGTCCGGGTATTCCAAATCAACGGGCATTAGATCCTTTACCTGCACCACGTAAAGCAAGCGTTGATCGGTTAATTACACAAAAGCTGACTGATGATGATTATGTTAATTTGTTCCTAAATGAATTTGGTGCAAACTTAACTAATCCTGTTGTATTTAGAGATGTAACCGGTGAACCGTTAGTAATTAGTAAATCATTATTTACTGTGAAAAAAACGGGTAAAACAAAAGTGACTAAACTAGGCAGAGAAAAATATTTGCTATTACTTGCCGATGCACTCAAAGAGCCTGATGAAATTTGGACACGTTTGGAATGGATTGCCGCATTGCAAAAATCTGTCGTTCGCCGTCGTTATATTGCTCGATATCTAATTGATGGAGAGCTAAAACCGATGTTATCAGTTTTTGAGGTTGGTGATGATGGTTGGATTGGTGTAACCGCTTTTGCAGCTGAACGCGAAAATTATTTAGAATCATTACGAATTGGTGTGAATGTTTATCAACGAAAATAAAACCTCAACCACCGACACAGTTGAGGTTGCTACGCGTGGGATTGGACGTCTTGTCGGAGACTGCCCGCGTATGCAATATTGTTAGTATAGGTGAAAAAATGACTGGCGTAAATATTGAGTTTAATATACAAGATGCTCTTGATGCCATGCTTCATATTGAAGCAGCCATAGATGATACTGAAAGTTTATTTAGTCATATGGGCGAAGTATTACTTGATATTCATGTAGCCAGATTTACGGCTCAAGAATCGCCCGATGGTGTACCGTGGAAAGAACTATCTCCTTGGTATAAAGACTCAAAACCCAAACAAAAAGATAAAATTTTAACGCTAGATGGTAATCTAAGAAGTACGTTGCATTGGCAGATTGAAGGTAATACTTTGTTGTTTGGTACAAACTTAATCTATGGCGCTATTCATCAGTTCGGCGGTACAATTAAACCAGTTAGGGGCAATGCATTAAATGTGGGAGGACGTCCTGTAAAGCAAGTGGTAATTCCAGCAAGACCATGGCTTGGCATTAGCGCCCAAGATAAATTACTGTTGATAGATGTTGTGCGTGAGCACTTGGGTTTTGCTTAAAACGCAATATAACGCGTTTTAAGCCATTTTACTAAAAAAGGCTAATCAGTTTGTTTACGAATCGCTTTAATCGTGTTGTAAATGCTTTATAATAAGTTTTTAGTGTATATTCTTTCTATTATTTTGCCACTCTCCTTTCCAAATCATTAAAAAATTATCTGCCCGCGTTCAGATTACCCTTTCCTTAAAATAGATCATGATGCTCTATATCAATTTATTGGAGCATTTTTTATGGCACTTATCCCCGTTTTTAAACCTGGTACGCATACTGCGGTAGATGGTCGAAAAATCACTTTTACTTTAGAGAACTGTATTGATTTAGCAGAAAGCTACGATCCAAGTTTATCTGAAGCGCCTGCTGTAATTGGTCATCCAAAACTAACTGCACCAGCTTATGCGTGGGCAAAATCATTCGAAGTAAAAGATGGTTTAGTTTATGCAAAGTTAGATCAGATTAATCCAGAATTTGCTGAAGCCTATAATGCAGGCAGTTATAAAAAACGTTCACTTTCAATTTATTTGCCGGATTCACCGGGCAATCCTAAACCGGGTCATTATTATGCTCGTCACATCGGTTTTTTAGGTGCAGCAGCTCCTGCTATTAAAGGCTTGCCTGACGCCAGTTTTGCGGAGTCTGAAGGTGAGCAAGGTGCCGCAGAGTTCTCTATGGCTGATGAAGAATTTGATGAGAATTTGATTTCAATTTTATCTAATTTGCGTGACCTGCTGATTGAAAAAGCCGGCATTGCCAGTGCTGACCTATTTTTACCGCAATGGCGCCTTGAATCATTGCGTTCAATATCTGCTCAAAAACAAAAGGAGAAAGAAAAAATGCCACAACCTTTAGACGCTAGCTTTGCCGAACAACAAGCAGCAATTGACGCTAAAAATGCTGAACTAGCAAAACGTGAACAAGCATTGCTAGAAAAAGAACAAACTAACAAGCGTGCGGAATTTGCTGCCTTTGCTGATGAATTAGTTAAAGATGGAAAATTATTACCTGCTCATAAAACTACAGTTGTTGAAGTATTTATGGCGTTGGGTAGTGAACCAATTTCATTTGCTGAAGGTGATGCAACTGTTAACAGTTCCCCAGTTGATTTAATCAAAAAAGTACTTTCAGAGCGTCCTAGTTTTATGAACTTTGCTGAAAAATCGGCTGCTAGTGATAGTGAAGATAACGTTGATAAACAAGATCCAAAAGTCATTGCTGATGCAGCCAAAGCCTATCAAAAAGAACAGGCAGACAAAGGTAATACAATTTCAATTAGCCAAGCTGTTACGCATGTAACCAAAGCTAAAAAGTAAGAGCATTAATTACAGGCTGATTATTAATATCAGCATCATTTTAATTTTAACCAAAAGGTTTTTATATGAATATTCCAGGATTAACAGTAGCAAAAACCGCTGAAGGCGAAGTCAAACCCCGTTTAATTGTGTGCCATGGTAGTGAAGATGGGCTAGCAAAAACAGCGATTGACGGTAACGCATTATTAATCGGTGTATCAACAATTGTTGGTGGTGGTGACGGTGAAGTGTTTGATGTTGTGCGCAGTGGGTTGGCACAAGTTTTTTATAGCGAAACAATTGCGATTGGTGATCCAATCACAGCAAATGTCGATGGTCGAGCTAAAAAAGCAATGTCAGGTGATTTTATTATTGGCTATGCCGAAGTTGTGGGTGCTGCCGATGAATTAGGCACTATTTGGATTGCGCCAAGTAAACAAGCTTAATTTTTATTTAACTAATGGTCCATGACATTTGATAAACAATTTTATAAAGAGGAGTTTTATATGCAACGTCCTTTTCCCGTTGAACCGCAGTTGACTGCAATTGCTATCGCTTACCGTAATAATAAGTTAATTGCCGATGAGGTTTTGCCCCGTGTGCCTGTTTCTAGCACATCATTTAAATGGCTTGAATTTGATTTTTCAGAGCGATTTACTTTACCCAATACCAAAGTTGGGCGTACGTCACAACCCAATCAAGTTGAGTTTAGCGCCAAAGAGCAAGAAAGTTCTGTGAATGATTATGGTCTTGATAGTCCTGTTCCTCAAGATGATATTGATACAGCCATTACAGGTTATAACCCACTTGGTCATGCCGTTGAAGCCACGACTGATTTAATTTTGTTAGATCGTGAAGTTCGAGCAGCAAATTTACTTTTTAATGGTGCAAATTACAGCAATAAACAAACATTAACTACTGCACAACAATGGAATAATATTGATAGTGACCCAGTAGCATTAATAACGGATGCATTTGATTCAATGATTCAACGTCCTAATATCGGCACATTAGGACGTCGAGTTGCCACAATATTACGCCGTCATCCCAAAATTGTAGCCGCATACCACGGTAATGCGGGTGAAAACGGACTGGTTCCACTAGGGTTCTTAGCTGACTTATTAGAGTTAGAAGCCATTTATGTCGGCGATGCCTTTTTAAATAGTGCAAAACCAGGTAAATCGCCAACATTACTTCGTGCTTGGGGCAATAAAGCATCATTTACGGTACGTAATAAATTAGCGAATACTAAAGGTGGTGTCACATTTGGTTATACAGCGCAGTTTAAAGATCGTGTTTCGGGTTCGATTGTTGATCCTGATATCGGTTTACGTGGTGGTCAACGTGTTCGAGTCGGTGAATCGGTCAAAGAACTCGTTGTAGCTAAAGATGCGGGCTATCTGTTTGAAAATGTGATCCCAGCTAATAGCTAATCATTCCACTAACTATTTTACTAACATTATTACCAATCACTTATTAAGTGATTGGTTTTGAGAAAACAAATGAATACACCTTATATCACATTACATAATCTTATTGAGCGACCAGGTCTTACGGAAATTTCACAAGCTGTTGCACAAGATGGTGAAATTCCAGTAGATGTTGGATTGTTGGATGCAATGATTAATGGTGATGAAGTGACACTTTGGCCATCAGATGAAATTGCCAGTGCAACTACTGTTTTATCTCGTATCAATGAATCAATCGCTAATGCTGAAGCTGAAATAAATGGTTTTTTACGTCAAAGAGGACACAAACTGCCCTTAGTTAAAGTACCACGTCTGCTAACTGATTGGGCACGCATTATTGTGCGTTACAAATTGCATCGCAATCGTATTTCTGATGAAAAAACGGATCCGATAGTTCGTGACTATAAACAAGTTCTGGGCTTTCTAAAAATGGTAGCTGAAGGGAAATATTCGCTTGGTATTGATGATGCATTGCCTGTTGCTGGTGGTGCGCCTAAACAAACCGGTCCAATTCGTATATTTGATATGAACACACTTAGGGATTTTGGAAGATGAGTAGCGCACCGTTTGATGTTTCAGTGATTGCTGAAAAGTTAAAAGGTTTAATTGCTAATAAAACCTTAGTTTTTGTTGGTACTAGCGCTGAATACAGTAAGTTAACCGATTTAACTTCAGCGCCGACACCAGCGGCTTACGTTTTGCTTGGTAAAGAAACACCCAACGATAAGCCCACAGGTACACGGCAATCAGTCAGTGTTAATTTTGGTGTTGTGGTTGTTGCACGTGATATTTCTAGTCAAGCAACAAATATTCAAAATGTTAAACAGCTAGCAAATCCCGTTATAGGTGCGGTGCGTGATTTGTTGATTGGTAAAACAGTTCAATTTATTGATGGAGTTCGTCCAGTCACATGGGTTGGTGGGCAAACGTTAGGTTTTCAAAACGGCGTACTTGTTTGGATTGATTCATTTCAAACCCAGCATTTTATTGGTAGCCGATAAATAGTTTTAGGAGAAAGATATGTCAGATTTATTAATGAGTCTTCAGGGTACGATTAATCTCGCTACTCGTGATACTGCAAGTTTACCAGCCCGCCCTGGTGCATTTCGGCATGTGGGTACGGCTGATTCCTGTGAAATGGAACTAAGTGTTGAAACGGTAACACAAAATGAATCATATACAGGACAACGTCTACAAGTTGGTGAATTAACACTGGGTAAAAGTGGTACGTTAAATCTTACGTTAAAAGATTGGTCAATCGAAAACATTGCGTTAGCGCTTTATGGTGAAAAAATTACTGTTGATGCGGGTATTGTCACTGATGAAAAATTACCTGAAAGTCTGGTAATTGGTGACCGCATCAAATTAGCCCATCCATTTGTTGCCGATGTTGAGTTAAAAATTGCTGATGGAACCATATTAGTATTAGGTACGGATTATGAAATCGAATCAGCTCACGCAGGATTAATTAAATTATTAACTACAACGGCATTAACTGCAACGGTAGATTATTCATACGCTAAGACTGAAAGTTTGGGCATTTTTACCCGTCAACCGCCTGAGCGTTGGTTTATGCTCGATGGTATCAATACTGACAGAGAAAATGAACATGTAATTGTGGAGCTATTCCGCGTTAAATTTAATCCAATTTCTAACTTTTCATTACTACACAATGATGGATACGGTGAATTACCGTTAACTGCTACTGTTCTAGCAGATATGAGTCAAAACAAGGATAGTTCGCTTGGTTATTTTGGCTCATACGTTCAAAAAGCGAAATAAATTATTGTCTATGCGGTGATGTTTCACCGCTAACTTAATCAAGTTGTAGGTAAATAACATGGCAGAAAAAGTGACAGCAACAAAAGAAGAATCAAATGATTTAAACGCATTAATGCCGAATCGTGAAATCACGCTAGGAGGTGAAATAATTACAGTACGTGAATATTCATTTAAAGATGCACTAACAATCGGTAACGAAATTGACCAATTTGTTGCATTAATTGTGAATGAAATGAACGGTACAAACAAAATAACAATTGAGCAAGCGGACTCAATCATTATGAATAACCTAGAGCTAGTTTATTCATTAATCAGTACCTCTATTCAAAAACCGATTTCGTTTATTGAGGCGTTGTCATATGAAGATGGTTTGCAACTACTTGATTGGTGGTGGGTTGTTAACTCTCGTTTTTTTATGAACGCGGTAACTCGCAAAATCATTCGGCAAAACGCTACAAAACAGGCAAATCAGTAAGCTGGAGTGAGGTTTTTACTTTACTAATTAAAAATGGACATGATGCACAGCAGTTACCGCATTACACGCAACGTCAGTTACTGCTGTATTACGATGAATTAATTAAGCTACAAAACCGAGAACGAGCTAACCGAATTGAAGATATTTGTGTTGGCTTTAATGGTGGTAAACAAGTTACTAAGTTTGTAAAACAGTTACGCGGAGAGCAATAATGGCTAATAACGATATGAATATTGCAATGAAGTTCACTGCTGACGTGAATAGAGCAAAAGATAATATCAGTCAATTAAATGCTGAGCTGAAAGAGTCAGCAAATGTTGCTCAAGATGCTAACAAAAAAAGTGCCAAAAGCATGAGAGATGTTTATATGGCACAAACTGAAGCAATGAACCGTGGTGCGCAAGCTACCGCTGCTGCCGAACAGCAAGCTAAAGCACAGAGTATTGCAGCTAAAGCAGCTGAAGCACATAAAAAAGAAGTTGAAAAACTGCGCCAAGGTTTAGATAAATTACTTGCTAGCATTGATCCAGCGACAAAAGGTCTAAGTCGTTTAGATGAATTAGAAAGCAAGTTAAGAAAATCCAAAAAAGCGGGAGTAATTGATAGTGATACGTTTGATGATTATTTATCAAAAATCAGTAATCAACGTGCTGCATTATCAACTGTTGAGTCACTAAATGATGGAACAAAAAGATTAGAGTTGAATACTAAAAGCGCCCACCGAACATTTTTTATGATGTCCAAGCAGCTTGCAACTGGTAATTTTAATGGCATTGGTAACTCATTATTTTCAATTGCAAATATGACAGGTAAATTACCTCCATTATTTAGTGCAGCTACATTGTCGGTTGGTGCGTTTATTGGTGTTATCTATGGAGTGACTAAGGTCATCAGTCAATTAAATGATGAACAAAATCGTTTCAATAAAGCACTAATCGCAACGGGTAATTATGCTGGAACTACCAGTAGTAGATTAAATGAGATCTCAAATAAAATTGGTAAAATTAATGGCGATTACAAAGATGTTAATAAAATCATTGTTGATTTAACCAATACAGGGTCGTTATCAGTACGTTCAATTGAAAATATTGCTACAGCATCAGCGCATTTGATGGCATTGACAGGACAGAGTGCTGAAGATTCGATTAAAATTTTTGATGGGATGAAAAATAGTGTAGCTGATTGGGCTATGGAAACCTCACGTCAATATAATTGGCTAGATTTAGCGACATACCAACACATTGCAGCATTAGAAGCACAAGGTAATACTGAAGAAGCAATAGCGATTGCAACAACAAAATTTTCAGAAGTAATGGAGCAGCGAGTAAATGATATGCAAGATCATTTAACTGGACTAGGCGCAGCTTGGAAGCGATTTACAAAAGAAGTTAGTAATTTTGGTCAAAATTTAAAAACAGATCTGAAAATTAATATGGGCATGGCAACCCTTGATGAAAAAATTGCTAAGTTACAAGAAAACAAAAAATATAACAGTAAAATAACTCCAGATGGTTTTGCTGTCCCATGGACATCTCTCGATGAAGAGGAGTTGCAATATTTATTAGCACAAAAAAAAGCAATCGAAGAAAAAGCCGAAATTGAAAATAAAGAAAACAAAGTAAAAAAAGAAGCTACAAAAGCCCAAAAAGAACTTGACGAGCTTCATAAACAAAATGCAACTGATGCCGAAAAACAAGCCAAGGCGGTTGATGATTTACGTAAAAAATATGAAGCGCTGTGGGCTGATGAAAAGGGTCGTAAAGATTTGCAAGCACAGGGCGTTACTTCAAGTGACGGAAAATCATTTGCTGGTGGTCAATATGATAAAGATGTTAAAAATATTACTGATAAAGGTATTCTTGAATACAATAAAGGGGTTGAAAAATCACTAAAACTGACAACAGAACTGCAACGTGTGATGCATGAAATCAATGAAGGACAGTATAAAAATGCATCACAAGCAGAAAAAGACCGAGCCATTGCACTAGCGAAACAAGTTGACGCTAAAAATGCAGCAAAACATAACAAAAAAACTGATTTTTCATTAACAAATGACAAAACCAATCTAGCGTTGCAGCAACAATTAAATGAACTATTACTTGGTACAAAAGCTAGTGATGACACAGTTGAGCAATGGTATAACAACTTATTAGCACAATTTAAAAAAACGGGTAACAGAGAAGGTATCGACTTAATCGACCGACTTTTACCACTCAAAAAAGCTGAAGCAAATTTAAATGAAATTACAACAAAAATTCAGCAAGCACAATCACGTCAATCAACAAAAGAACAATCGTTACAAGCACAAGTTACAGCAGGTTTAATTACACAAGTTGAAGCCCAAAGCCAGTTCGTTGATTTGCATAAACAAACAGCTCAAGAGCTAGCCGAGTATTTACCTACACTGCAAGCCATGACTGAATTACCGGGCCAAGCTGGCGAAAATGCACAAAAAGCATTAGCAACATTACAACTACAAATTGCAGAGCTAAATAAAACTACTGATGCATTAACCAATGCATTTAAAAACGGCTTGCAAAGCGGTATCCAAGGTAGTCTTGATTCTTTAGCAAAAGGTACTTTTGAATTAAAAGACGCACTACAAAACCTAGCGCAGAGCATTTTGTCGTCGATGGCACAAGTGGCGACAAACGGTTTAGCAGATATGGCAATGAATGGACTATCAAATCTAGGTAGTTCGTTGTTTGGCTCTGCCACTGATGCAGCTGTTGATAATGCCAGTGCTGCTGCTTCTGCAGGGCTGATGGAAACAGCAATTGCAACAAGTAGCGCGACTGGCGCTGGATTGATGGGTGAGTCAATATCGATGTCGGCAGGTATTGGCGCCGAGACTATTTCAGCATCAATGATTACCGCAGGTACAGCAGCAGGTGAAATTATTAGCGCGGCAATGATTACTGCGGCAAGTGCAAATGCCGGAAGTTCAGCCATGGGTGCTGCCGCAGTAGCGGCGGCGACTGGTGGTTATATAACTGGTGCTGGCACTTCAACATCTGACTCTATCCCAGCAAAATTATCTAACGGTGAATATGTTGTTAAAGCTGCCTCAGTTAAAAAATATGGTGTTGACTATTTACATGCGATTAATACTGGGCGATTGCATCGTTACGCCAGCGGCGGTTTAGTTTCTAATGTTAGCAGGCCAACAGCACCCAATTTATATGATGAAAACGCATCAAAAGCAACTAACCAAGCACAATCGGCACCGGTTATTCAACAAACTTTGGTTTTAGATAGCGGTGAAATGATGAAGTCAGGTATTAGTTCTGTTGCTGGCTCTCGTGCGATGATGACGTGGATCAGAGCGAATTCACAAACGCTAAAACAGGAGTTGTCATAATGAAAAAATTTTTATGGCAAGCTGATCCAGATTGGACTAATGGCATAACTGAAATACTGGAATGGAAAACCGATATTTTACAATCATACAGTGGTGCAGAACAACGCATTGCTCGACGATTATCACCACGTCGGACGTTTGAATTTTCTATTTTAATTAATGGTAATGAACGTGCACGATTTGAAAACCGATTAGCCTTCGTTGGGGGTAATTCTTGGTATTTTCCTATTTATACTGATGTTACCTATCTGAATGATGATGTAAATACAGGTGCTATAGTTCTGCCGTGCAGCACGGTAGGTCGTGATTTTGTAGTCGGTAATAAAGTACTAATTAAAAGTGAGATTAACAATGTTAATCAAACAGCATTACTTGAAGTCGCAGCGATAAGCACAGATTCAATCACATTAGTTAATCCAGTTAAATCAAATTTTTTGGCCGGTGTATGTATTTATCCTACTCGATTGGCTGTATTAACCGATACCCCAGAATTGACTCGATATAATGATGATTTATTAAGTGCGCAAATTCGTTTTCGAATTACTGAGCATAATGCATTTAGTAACAATATTTCATTTTTACCCATTTATCGCCATTTTCCTGTGTTAACTATACAACCAGATTGGTTTGAATCGTTAAAAGGCCGATATGAGCGATTTTTATTAGAACTAGATAATGGCTCAAGTATTCCAAGTCGATTAGATACTGCAAAATTGCCCTTTTTTGTTCAGGAATTTAGATGGTTTATAACGGAACGAGTTGAGCAAATGCAATTACGACAATTGTTTTATTATCTAAATGGTTGTCAAAAAAATATTTGGGTTTCAAGTCAAGCAAGTGATTTTAATGTTCTAGCTGTTGATAGTCGAGTTCTTGAAGTTGAAAACACGGGATTTAATGAAATTGGATTAATGTCTGGTCGAAAAGATTTAGTTATCACGTTATGTAATGGCAATGAGCTATATCGTCGTATTGAACTTGTCGCTATCGTTTCTGATGAAATTGAGCGTTTATTGCTCAATGAATCAATCAATGCAAATGCTGAAGATATTTTGTCAGTCTCATTTTTAACACTGTGTAGATTAGATTCCGATTCTGTCAGCTGGAAACATGTAACCGATGCCGATGGACTAGCTAATATAACTTGTAGTTTTAGAGGAGTACGCGATGAGTTGGAATCAATTTGAGTATTCAACAAATAACGGTAAACCATTAACGTTATATGAATTTATTCGTAATGAACAAAAATATTATCGCTATACCAATGCTGATAGAAATATTGATTTTAATGGTGTGATGTGGATAAGTGAAGTAATCAGTAATACAGGACTCAGTATAGGCACCGGTAATAGCCTAGAAATTACATTGCCGTCAACGTCGGACGTAGTTCGTTTATTTCGTGGCGTACCGCCAACCAAACCCGTTGTAATCAAAATGTATCAGTTACACGAAAATAATAATGAATTTAAAGTTATCTGGGTCGGAAAAATCCAAGAAGTTAAACGTGAATCAATTGAAAAAGCAAAGTTAATTACGGCAAGTGTCGCAAGTTCGTTTGAACGAAGCGGTTTAAGACTAACTTATGGCCGTTCGTGCCCCTATGCCCTTTATGACCACAATTGCCGGATTCAACAAGAAAATTACAAAGTCAGAAATATAGAAATTATTGCTCTTGATGGAGCAAATATTACTGTAAATCTACCGAATATTGCATCAGGTTATTTTTCTGGTGGATATATGGAATTTTACATTGATGGGATTAAAGAACTACGCGGATTAAAAGCGCATGTTAATAATGTGATAGGTATTTTAGGGGGGACTCAAGGTTTACATAAAGGTATGCATATTAACTTGTATCCAGGATGTGACAAAACAATCAAAACCTGTAATGAAAAATTTAATAACCATTTGAATTATGGTGGGCAGCCGCACATTCCAGGTATTTCACCGTTCACAATCGTCAAACTGTTTTAATTTGGAGGAATTTTATTATGTGGTGGGCTGTTGCTAAATTTGTTGCTGTTATTGTTGCCAGTTATGTGATTGCACGTGTTACAGCGAAACAACCAAAAAGTAATCGTCCTACAGCTGCAACTGAAGATGATTGGAATATGCCCATTCCAGACGAAGGTACTCCGCAGTGCGTTTTTTTTGGTGACTGTTGGACATCTGACTGGTTCGTACTGGGTTATGGTAACTATCGTTATAGTGCAATTCGTAAGTAATTTGGAGTGTCAATTATGAAAATAACAATGGAGCATATTCGTGCTGGTGGTGGCTGTGCCGGAGGATTACGTGAGTTTTTTAAACGCTATAACTTGGATTTAAATGCGTTTATTCGTGATGGATATATTGATTCAGAAATAGTTTTAAAAACAGGTGATGCATTAGCGCTACATATTGTCAATATTGCAAAATCTCGGGAGTTAGAAAAAAATGGGTAGTAGTTCAAGCAGTAAAGTTACAGTTGGATACAGATACTATTGGGATTTATTCTGTGGTTTAGGCCGTGGTCCTATTAATTCTATTGTTGCAATCACTGCAGATAAAAAAATTGTGTGGCTCGGCGCTGAAAGTGAAGCTACTGCATCGTGCACGATTAACATTAATAAACCAAATCTTTTTGGTGGTGAAGACACTGGTGGTGAGGGAGGCATTGAAGGAAACCTTGAAATAATGATGGGTGAACAAAATCAAATCCCATCAAATAGTTTAAACCGTATTTTAAAAGGGTTGATTCCTGGATTTCGGGGGATGGTTACAACGTTTTATTCTGGCTTAATTAGTTGTTACAGTGCATCGCCAAAACCATGGTCTTATCGAGTTCGGCGTACGGCGAAAGGCTGGGATAAAGGCAATGTTTGGTATCCTGAAAAATGCACCATTGTATTACGTGATGACTTGTCAGAAATAATAGGCATTGAAAGTGAGATTGAAAGCCGCTATGGTCCAATACATAAAAAGAAGAAGAATAAAAACAAATATCCCTTTATAAATAAAAATAAAGACAAAAGCCCTGAACAAATTGAACAAGAAAAAAGAAAACAAGAGGAAGAAAAACGACGAGAAGAAGAAAGGCAACGGAAAATAGCTGCATTGAATAAAGAGCTGAATCATAATATTCGAAATATTCATGCAATGAATCCTGCTCATATTTTATTCGAATGCGCTACAAATCGAGATTGGGGAAGAGGATTAAGTTGGGATGAAATCGATATTGACAGTTTTAAAAAAGCGGCAGATACACTATTTAATGAAAAGTTTGGTTTATGTTTTCGATACAATCGACAAGATCAACTGCAAACATTTATACAGCAAATTTTAGATCATATTGGTGCTGCTCAATATGCTGATTTATCAACCGGAAAATTAACATTAAAGCTAATTCGTAACGACTATGATCCAGAAAAATTACCATCATTTAATTATGATAACGGTATTTTATCAGTACAAGATGATGATTCAGCGAGTAATGATGCGACATATAATGAAATAGTTGTTACATATAGTAATCCTGTTACCCATGAGGATGGAACTGTTCGTGCTCAAAATCTAGCATCAATTCAACAAGTTGGTTTAATTAGCAATTCAGTTGAATATAAAGCTGTGCCAACCCAAGAACTGGCCGCTCGCGTGGCTGAGCGAGATCTTGAAATGAATGCAGCAGGTATTACACGTTTAATTATTAAATTTGATAGACGTGGTGGCATATTGGAACCCGCATCGTGTTTTCGTGTATCGTTGCCTGACCGTGATATTGAAAATATGATTCTCCGAGTTGGAAAAATAGAAGAACAAAGTGATGGCTCGTTATTAATAACCGGTGTGCAAGATGTTTTTAGTTTGTCATCTACATCGTATAGTGCATCACAACAAAATAGTGAATGGGTTGAGCAAGATAACTCAATTCATGCTGTAAACGACATTAAACTGATTGAATTACCGTATGCATTATTAGCAGCAGCATTGAGTGCTGCCGATTTAGACTATGTAACACCAATTTCAGGATATATTGGTGTTACAGCATTAGCTCCCACGCAATCATCAATTAATTATATATTACAATCTCAATCAGCTGGCTCTGCAATTAATGAAAATCGCAGTGATTGGACTCCATTTGCAAAATTAACTGATGATATTGATAAACTTGAAACACAGTTTGAAATCAAAATTGATTCAGATTATCAACCAATGATTGGCGAAGGTCTTCTGGTTGATGATGAGTTCATGCGCATTGATGAAATTGATTTTGAAACAAATATGATAAAAGTTGGGCGCGGCTGTGTTGATTCATTACCCCAAAAACACCTATCAAACTCAATAATATATTTCTATGAGAACTCCTTGGCAACTGATCATATTGAGTATGTTAATGGTGAAACCGTTGGCGTCAAATTACTCACGCAAACTAATGCAGGTATATTAAATGATGATATTGCACCTATTAATAAAATAGTAATGTTACATAGGCAAATCCGTCCATATTTACCCGGAAATATCAAAGTTAATGACTCATTATATCCAGATGTAATTGAACAATCTGATACGTATATCATAAGTTTTTCACATCGCGATCGCATTTTGCAGGCAGAACGTTTGGTTGATTGTGTTTCAGATAATATAGGACCAGAACTAGGTACTGAATATATAATTGAAATTGCTGATTATTATACAAAAGAAATTCTATGGAAATTTAATACCACTGATACATTCATATTATTACCGTATTCATCTCAAGAAGATTATGTTTATGATGATTTGCACATTTTAACTTTATATAGCATTCGAGATGGTTATGAATCATTACAAAAATTTGTAACAACACTGCCTGAAGGTCATATCACTGTGGAGAGTAAATAATGTCTAATGAAAGTGAATATTACTACGGTCAAGGTAAAGTGTTTTTAACGCATAAAAAAAGGGATCATCAATGGCGATGGATCGGAGATGTATCATCACTAAAAATTAATTTTGAATTTGAAGAACAATATAGTAAACGCAGTATTGGGGGGCGCTTAGTTAATAGCAAAAGATTTATTACGTTTACGGGCGGTAATGTTACTGCAACATGGTTTGATCGTTCACTGGAAAATCTGAAATTATTATTACGCGGAGAGTCTGTATCACATCAACAAAGTTGGGCTGAAGAAGAGTTCAGAAATATAAAATCAGGTATGACAATCTATTTACAACATCAAAATATAAGAGATGTTTTTATCGAAAATTTAAATGAACATGTTGACTATATTGTTGATTGTAAAGCTGGCTCAATTTTATTTATAACAAAACCAAAATTTTCACGAATTTTAGTTGAATATGATTACTCAGGATTAAGCGGTATTAGTATTTTAAACAATGAACCATTAGATTTAGCATTGCGTTATGAAGGAAAAAATATAGTTGATGATAAAACAATAAATATTGAGCTTTTCCGATTATCACTAGATCCCATAGAATTTATCAGCTTGATTGATGATAAATCAGAATTTTCAAATATTGAAACTACATTACAACTATTACCTGATTTATCAAAAAATCCGAAATCCGATTTTGGCCAATTTGGCAGAATAATACAGTTTAATGATTTTAACGACATCTTATACGATGATGAAATTGCATATGATGAACGATACGAATTTGCATATTAGAGGGCGTAAATAATGGAACATTTAATTGAAGAAGTAAAATGGGAAGATAATGTATATCTCATTCAGCGAAAAGATCGTGTCGGGGGTGGTGTGCGGGGTATAGCAAACAAACCTCATTATGAACTTGCTAACAGAACACAATATTTAAAAAGAACAGTCGACACAATTAATACTGCATTAGAGTTTACATTATCTGCATCTGAAGATAATTCAAATTTTGATGCTAAATGTAATCGTATCGAAAATTTAAAAAAACCAGAAAACAAAAATGATGCTGTTAATAAGGAATATGTTGACGGCAATGACGAAAAACTACAAAAACAAGTAAATGAGCTAATCGAAGCCAAGATAGGCTATGAGTCAATTGGTAACTTCAATGATGGATGTACTATAAATACAAGAAATGAAATTGTTTATGATGAACAAACAAAAAAATATTATGCATGGGCAGGTAATTTACCTCATCACGTTTTACCTGAAACTAATGTGACTGATGAAATGAACAACGGAAAGCCGTGGCTAGTCATTGAAAATTCAAACGAGTTTATAGCAAAAATTGAGAGCATTAAACAAATAGCACAAAGTGTAGCTACACAATTCTATGGTTTTAAAAAAGATGGTGCAAAATTGATTTTAGAAACAGCAGGAAATATAGATAACAACATATTAAATATTGAGAACTTTTTAGAATGGGTGATTGCTCCTGGCGGCTGTGAATTTACTGTTAACAATAAAAACTTACTGATGGTTATATAAAAAAGAGAGGTAAAAATGGCGACAATAAACTTAGGTAACATCAGATTTAACTGGTGTGGAACATACAACAGTTCAACAACATATACAAAAGATGACGTTGTTGGTTTTGACGGCTCTGCATTTATCGCAAAAAAAACTGTAAAAAATATCAATCCTAACAGTAATGAATTTTGGGACTTGATGATTGCTGGAGCTGAAAAACCATACATTGTTGGTGAACAAAAGCTAATGGCATTCAGAGCATCAGAACTACCGCATGGCTGGTATTTCCGAAATGGTGATAACTATTTACTCGATTCACCACAAGGTCGAGCGTTAAATAGTTTATCTGCAAACTACAAAGAAGATTACAAAATCACAATCAAAGTAATTAACGGTCAACAATATATCAATGTCCCAACCGCGTTTTCGGATGACGGTAGAGGTTTTTTTGAGCGTGCAGTTAATGGAACTAGCAGGCAAGTTGGTAGCATTGAAAATGATGCAATTCGTAATATCTGGGGACAACTTTATAATGTCATGCAATGGCGTGGAACTGTTGGAGTTGGCGTTTTTCATGTTGGTGAACCGAATACTGCTGGATCGGGATTAAATAACAGACACTCGAATGCAGCCACATATGCTACTGATTCTGATTTTCCGGAACGAACTATAACATTTGACGCATCACGCGTAGCACCTGTTACTAGTGACGACAACAGACCTTTAAATATCGGTATGACACCCGCAATCTATCTTGGAGTTTAATATGATTAATTATTATTTTGATAACACAAATGAGCTAAAACCGTTTACTCATGAACTCGAAGCTAACGATAATACGCTACCGCCTGATAATGCGTTGCGCGTAGAACCAAAATTCAAAGACGGATATTGGCCATGTGAAAAAAACGGCGAGTGGGTTTTAGTTGAGGACCATCGAGAAAAAACAGTATACAACATTGAAACAAAAGCACCCGTTAAGATTGATTATCTGGGTGAGGTTAGAGATGGTTTTACTGAGTTAGAACCATTCGATTTTTGTAAGTGGGATGGCACAAAATGGGTATTGGATAATGATACTAAAAATGAAAGCATTATCAAAAATAATCAATCATTGAAAAACACATTACTCAATGAAGCAAATGAGAAAATATCAATACTACTCGACGCTATTGATTTAGATATGGCTGAAGATGGTGATGAAGAAAAATTAAAAAATTGGAAAAAATATAGAATTCTGTTAACTCGTATCGACACATCAGATATAAATGTAATTTTCCCAACAAAACCGTAAAATGTAATTTATTTTCAAATATAGAAACATGCGACGTGGTTAATTATCAATTGATTTAAACAATAATTATCACACGCCGCATCAGTTACAAAACAATAAAATATGGCTTTAAAAGTCTGGTTAAAGTTGAGAAAACGATAGAAGCGCGTCTAAAACAGCAAGCAAAGCGTTACAACAAATTTAAATACTCCAAACTTAGTACACAATTCACGTAGAAAATTAAGCTACTTATTTGTAATAGCCTTTATTTAATCTGACGGACACCCAATAAAAACGGGTAACTGTCAGATTAGGTTTGAGCTAGTACAAATTATAATCTTTCAATTTATCTCATTTTATACTTTATAATACTTATTTCTCCTGCCTAAAATATTACAAAAACAAACGCATTCTCCTTTTATTATTTATTCAAAAAATGTTCAGAAAATACATTGATTTTATTAGTTTTTTGTTTTTAAAATCTCGATTTTTTGATAAAAATCAATCTCCCTTTAATAACGCTACAATTTGCTTAATATCACTCGGTGTTGTTTGACAACAACCACCAATTAATTTAGCCCCTAATTTTATCCAAGTCGGTAATTGATTGCTAAATGTACAATTATGTTGATGGTTTTTATGCCATTGTTTGGTAGTTGGATCGTATTGTTCGCCTGAATTTGGGTAGACTATTAGCGGTTTGGTGGAGAGTTTATTTAGTACCTCTAATGTTGGGGTGACGTTTTCTAATGCAATACAGTTAATGCCAATACTGACAATTTGCTCGATATTGTTTAAGTAGTTGATAACTTGTGATAATGGTGTGCCATCACTAAGGTGCTCTGAATCTTTTAGCGTTAATGAAAACCAACATGCCATTGTCGGGAATTGTGCGATAAGCGTAGTTAATGCTTTGATTTCTGCAAATGAAGGTAGGGTTTCACAAGCAAGAATATCAACTCCCGCTTCAATCAATGCTTGAATTCTGTCTTGATGAAAAGCAATAAAAGCCTCTTTATCAAGATGATAATTGCCTGTGTATTCTGATCCATTGGCAAGATATGCGCCGTAAGGTCCCACTGATCCGGCTATTAGTAAGGGTTTGTTTTGTTTGGTATCCGTTAAATACTGTTGTTTGGCTTGTTTTGCAAGTTCAACGCTGGTTTTAATTAGTTTGATAGATTCATCAAACGCAATGCCTTTTTGGGAAAACCCTAATGGTGTAGCTTGATAGCTGGCGGTGATGGCGCAATCAGCACCAGCTTTAAAATAATCATAATGGACTTGGCGGATTAATTCTGGTTTTTCAATTAATATTTTTGCCGACCATAAACTATCGTTAAGATCGCATCCGCGGCGCTGTAGTTCGCTAGCCAGCGCGCCATCAATAATAATGTGTTTTTTTTGCTTTAAGAGCGAGTGAATTAAATTATTATTGGTCATATTTTGCCACTCGCTTTTGGTAGGTTTGGGTAAAGTGGTGGGCAATAAAGCAAACAATCACAAATGGAATACCACAATAAAGTGCTATGCGTTGTTGAGGATCGAAAGCTAAGCCAATGCAGGCAATCAAACATAAAATAAAGCCTAAAATTGGCACAAGTGGGTAAAATGGTGCTTTATATTTTAGTGCGTTTTGTTCGGTTGTAGATAGTTGCTTTCTAAAAAAGTAATGCGAAGCGCAAATGCTTAACCAAACAGCAACAACGGCAAAGCCAGCAATAGCTGTTAATGCCACAAATACGGTATCAGGAGCGATAACGCTTGTGAGTAATGCAAGTAATCCTCCTAACATACTCATTGTGATAGCAAATGCAGGAATACCATCTTTGGTCAGTTTGCTAAAGCATTTGGGTAATGTTCCTTGATTGGATAGCGACCATAGCATACGTCCAGATGCATAAAGGCCTGAATTAGCAGCAGATAAAATTGCAGTTAAAATCACAAAGTTAAGCATATCAGCAGCATAAGGCAGACCAATGTTTTCAAAAACAGTGACAAAAGGGCTTTTTATCACGCCTGCTTGTTCCATTGGTAAAAGAGCAGCAAGAACAAAGATTGTGCCAATAAAGAATATAATAAGCCGTAAAATAGTAGTTTTAATAGCTAATGGGATGGTTTTTTCTGGTTGTTGGGTTTCGCCTGCTGCAATGCCTATTAATTCAGTACCTGAAAAGGCAAAATTGACTGATACCATCGTTATAATAATCGGGGTGATGCCGTTAGGAAACCAACCATTATCGGTAATATTGTGCAAAAATGGGGCTGGTATATTGTCTTTCATTGGGATAATGCCAAAAATGGCTACTGCACCAGCAATAATAAAAATGACAATAGTAAGTACTTTGATAATTGAAAACCAAAATTCACTTTCAGCAAAAAATTGTGCAGTTATAATGTTTAATACAAAGATCACAATGCAAAATATTAAACACCAAATCCAGACTGAAACAGAAGGGAACCAGTATTGCATACATAAGCCTGCTGCAGTTAGGCTTGAGCCCAGTGCAACTGTCCAAGTTAGCCAATATAGCCACGCAACAGTATAACCTGTGCCTGGGCTAATAAAACGTGATGCATAAGTGTGAAAAGCGCCTGTTTCGGGCATGGCAACCGCTAGCTCTCCAAGGCATAACATAACTAAATAAACCACTAGTGCGCCAATTAAATAAGCAATAATTGTGCCGATAGCACCAGCGGTTGCAATAATATATCCAGTATTAAAAAATAAACCAGTACCAATCACACCACCGAGTGATAGCATAATTAAATGCCTAGTTTTCATGGTTCGCTTGAACTGGTTTTCATTTGATGCGTTGACCTGAGTGTTCATAAGAATGTTTTATTCGGTTAGTTTAAATCACATTCCGCCAATAAAACTGGCGGAATAATTAGGAAGTTAATTGAATTTATATTGGTAATTTATTGAAGACTATTTAAAAATGCTTTTTTAGTCATTGTCTTATCATTTACCTTGACGTTGTCAAGGGCACGAGAATATTCAATGTCGGTGAATATACCTTGTTTACCGTCTTTACTGAAATTAACTATTGGTGAATTATATAAAAACATTTTGCTCATCATGACTAGATTCGAGCTTGCTTTATTAATTTGTTCTGGTGTGACGTTATCGGTATTTGGATGTTCTATTTGTGCTGAAATACGTCCTAATACATCAAATGGTGCGCTAAGCTGTAGTTTTAGGCGATCTATTTTATCAACATTATTATTATTATTTTCTAATGCATCTTTGCCTATATCTTTTACATCCATCACAAAATTGAAATTGATATCTCCAGCCGCGTTGTGCCAATTAAATTTGTTTAGTGAAAATTTTGTATGAACTGGGCGACTGCTATCAATAATTTCATCAAAGTCTTCAAGGCTAAATTGATCAGAAAATAGATCTTTATCGGCACCTTGGAAATTAAAGTCTAATGATACTTTTCCTAGATTTTGTTGTCCCCACAGAATTGAATCTATGCTACTAAATAATGAACCATCTACGGTATTAGCATTATTTAATGTGCTTTTTTGGTTTACAATCATGTTATTGATTACTACCGATTGAACTTTTGAAAATGAAGCGGTAGCAAAGGTGAATGCTAATTTATCGACGCTACTTTGTGTATCACCATTTTGGTTTTTGTAGTTAAAATTACCTTTTGATTGGAAATTATCAATATTAACCGTACTTTTTGTTATGCCATCTAGCGTGTATTTAGCATGTCCAATATTAAATTGGTATTCAAAGTCTTCTAGTGTATTAAGTGGTTTTAGCGATACATTAACATCTTTCAAACTATAATTATTATCATCTGAAATGTAATCTAATTTATCCAATTGCACTTTAGCTTTTACGTCGGTAGCATCTGCATAGCTACTAAAGGTGTAACTCCCATTACTCACATTGAGTATGCCATCATTGATGGAGGGTATTTCGCTTTGTGTGGCTTGAATTGCTTTATTGGCTAATTTT